GGCGTCCTCGACCTGCTTCTGCCTGACGAGGCGCTCGACGCGGAGTGCTTTCCTCAGGTGGAGGCGCTTCTGGTCACGCGATAGGTCCTCGAGATCCAGGAGCTCGAGGTAGACGTCCCATCGGAGGCCTCCGTAGCCATCCCGACAGGAGAAGACGATCGAATAGATGGAGTCGAAGAGCTGGTTGTCGTCGCCTGGATCCGGCCGGGCGAACTCACAGCCTCCGCAAGGAGTAGGTTGGCCGATCTTCTCGTGGTAGGGGCGACACGCGCTCTCACAGTAACGTGGGCGCTCTGAGAGCGCCCACGCCCATGCCGCCTCTAGCCTTTTCCCGACTCTTCCTCCGCCTCCAGGAGCTCGATGTCCTTGTTGGCGGCGATGTTGACGACGCGATGCACCAGGTTGAAGAACTGGCTCGCGACCATTCGTTTCATCTCAGGGGTGCAAGGAAGGACCTTGCTGTCCTCGCCGAGGAGGTTCCACTCCAGGACGTGCTCGACGAAGAGCTTGGAGTAGGCCTCGGAGAGCGAGGGCTCTCCTCGCTTTGTAACGCGGGTGGCATGGAGGGTGTCCTCGAGCTTCGCCGCGGAGATGAAGCGGATCTCGATCCACCAGGCCTTCGAGGCGTAAGGTGTGCGAGCGAAGGCGGGGTGGTCGTTGGTGACCTTGATCGTCTTGATCTCCGAGAGCGTGGTCCTGACGACAAAGCCGCCTAGTGTTTCGTCACTCATGGGGGAGGGCTCCTTGTGGCCGTGTGGGTCGAGGGTTAGACGAGCGAGAAGTCAGCGGACGCCGGGACCGTGTAGTCGAGCCAGCGGGTCCTCAGACGGATGATCGCCGCGGAGCTCGCGTCGGTCTTGTAGGCCTGGAAGTCGGGGTTGTAGACGATCCCGGCCGGCCCGTTGATCTCGACGCTCTTCTCCTGAAACTTCAGCTCGGGCATTTCGATTTCCAGGTGCTCGGTCGTGGAGGTCGTGAAGCGGACGCGGAGCGAGGCCTCCTGGTTGTTCTTGGCGATGTCGACGATCGAGGCGTCGCGGAAGAGGGCCTCGAGGTTGCCTCCGACCTCGGCGATCCCCTCGGGGAGGTCGGCGCGGACGCCCCCGCCCCCGATCACGAAGCTGTCGCGGTCGAGGTTGTTGCCCATGCGGAGGCTGATCATCTTGAGGACGTTCACGGCCACGCCGTCTAGGTAGGCCGTCGCGTCGAACTGTTGGAGGCGGACCGCAGTCGGCGTCACGGCCGTGGAGGCCGGCGAGTAGACGGCGATCAGGTCGACCGAGGTCTCGTTGCCAGGGACGGCGTCGAGGGTCACGACGGTGTCGGAGCTCCGCGCGACGACGCGGCCTCCGGTGATTCCAGCGGTGACCGACTCGTAGACGACGACGTCGCCGACGGCGATCCCGGTCTGGGCCTCGGAGAACGTGGCGACCTTGGTCGATCCGACGATCGAGACCGTGGGCGCGGAGCCGGTGAGCTTCGAGACCGCGGCGTGGGGCGTGTAGGTCCCGACTGACTGGGCACCGACGACGCCGATCGTGGCCAGAAGCTCGCCGTCGCCGCCGATCGAGACCTCGAAGGTGTCGACCTTGCACCCCGAGAAGCGCTCGAAGAAGGGAGCGCGGAGATCCAGGAGGCCCTTCTCGATCATCAGGGAGGGGATCGGCGCGGTCGGGTGGATCCGCCACTCGTACTCCACGAAGGGAGCCGCGGTGATCGCCTCGACGTCGACGCCGGCGGCGTTGGCCGGGGTCCGGCCCTCCATGTCCAGGACGGTGGCCGTCGTGGCGGTCAGGACCGAGACGATCCGCGCGACCTTGGTACCCTCGTAGAAGAGGATCTGGCCGGCCGCGAGGTTGGCGTGGGTGGCGGAGAAGGTGGCGACGCCGGAGGTGATCGAGACCGTCCCGGGCGAGGTCTCCGCCAAGTTGGTGGCGATCCCGTCGACGACTGCGGCGGTGATGTCAGGGACCGCACCGGCGCCGTCGCGCGCCAGGTCAACGTCCCAGACCGTGTCGGAGGTCTCGGCGGTCAGGTAGGCCACGGCCTGGGATCCGTCGGCGTTCTGGTAAAGGAGGCGATCGCCGACCGCGGCGCCGGTCTGGGCCACCGAGAATGTCGCGACGCCCGAGGCGATCGTGACCGTGGGCGAGCCGACCATGACGTTGGGGCTGGGGACCTCGCGGCGTTTGACGTATTTCCCCATCAGGGCAGTGATGAGGTAGCCGGAGCCGTTCGTGTCGAGAGGCACCGCCAGGGATCCGGCGACGTCCTTGTTGCCCTGGAAGGGCTCGGTCGGGTTGCGATCGCCGCGGATCGTGGCCGGCGTGTTCAGGTTGCGCGAGCCGGTGATGGTATTCGTGTTGAATGGGATCAGGATCGGCTTCCAGGTCGAGGTGAGCTCGACGCCGAAGCCGTCCTCCCAGTCGAGGATAGTCCGCGAGGCGGACCCCTTGCCTTGCTGCTTTTGGTAGGTCATGGCGGACCCTCCTTTTGAGTTGGTGCTGCTTGCCTAAGGGCTCACCAGTTGCTCGACGGTGGCCTCGTAGGGGATCTCGACGTTCACTTGCTGCCACTCCTCCCCCGCCCGGAGCGGGATCGCGCGTATCGTGGGGACCTGGAAGTCGAGGGTCCCCGAGAGCGTCGCGTCGGAGAAGGGGAGACGGCTCTCGGCGAAGAGCTTCGAGGCGATGTCGGCCAAGGTGTTGGCCGTCCCGAGGCCGCTCCTGGCGGGGACAAAGACCTGGACGACGACGCGGCCGATGGTGCGGTGACCCCAGGGGGCGCCGTGGCCGATGAAGGCGCGCCCGGCGCCCGCTTCGATGATCCAGATCCTGACCCAAGGAGCGCCTTGTGGCGGGTCGAAGAGCGTGTTGGGGAAGTCGATTGGTGTCCTGAAAGGGCCTGCAGGCGCTGTCCTCCACTCGGCGTGGAAGTATCCCTCGACGGCCTTGCGGATCGCCTCGCGCATCAGAGGAGACCCCCCGCTTTGAGGTTGGCGATCGCGCGCTGGCGAACGGTTCCGTAGACGCCGTCGGGGGCTTGCGATGAGTGGCCGTTTTCCAGGGCCCACGCATAGTTCAGATTGTTGGTCAGGAAGATGGTCATGGCCCCCTGGAAAGACGCGCGGCCGGCCTCGAGGCGCGCCACTGCCTTTTCGATCTGCTCGGGGACTACTTCGCCTTTCGGGGCGATCGCTGGCTGGGGGATGCCTGCTGCGGCGGCCTTCTCAGCCACCGTTGCGGCGGTGCTTGGGTCGTACCCTGAGGGCTCGTTGATCGTGAGGTCGTGGGCTGCGCGATAGAGGCCCGTGTCCACCGGGGAGATCGTCTGGGCGTCCGCGAGGGCCTGGATCCCGACCTCAGCGGCGGTCGTGTAGACGTACTCCAGGCGCTCGGCCTTGACCTTTTCGAGGGAGGCGAGGACCTGGTCGACATTCGAGGAGAACTTCAGGAGGGCGGTCATGGATCAATTCCCCTCCCTGCATTGGCAACGGTAGACCAGCGGGGTGGCGCCGAGGGCCTTGTGGTCTACCTCGACGATCACGTAGGAGGCGCCGTCCAGGACGATCCGGTCGTCGACCTTGGGGACGGGGAGATTGGGCCCGGGCATGAGGGCGATCATCCGGTCGCCGCGCTCGATCAGTCCGTCGCTCTGGGCGATCTCCGCCATGGTGAAGGAGGTCACGATGGCCGGCCGGGGGTGGGCGGTCTCGGTGCGGGCCGCCAGGCCCGTGGCGGGGTCGTAGGAGCGGGAGGAGGAGCGGTGCTCGACGTTGCGCGCCATGGCGAGCCCTGGGGCCAGGGTGTTGCCAAAAGCGCGCTGGAGCGTTTCCTGGATGGCGGAGAGGGACATCGGGCTGGCGGCCTCCGAGGTCAGGCCAAGGAAACCGGGAGGACCCGATCAAGCCCGAATCGTTCAGGGAGGAAGATCCGCCGGATCCACAGGGCGGGAGCTCTCGCGGTAGTCGATGCCCTCCAGAGGGTCGGCGCGCTCGACGGCGCGGGCGAGGAGCTCTGCGACCGCGGCCTCCGAGGTGGGGAAGGCCTCGGTCTCGAAGGGCCCGTCAAAGGCGACAAGGCGCTCCTCGCCGACGAGGCGCGGGTAGTGGCTCGCGTAGCGCAGGAGGATCGAGCTCGGGAAGGGCTCGTCGAGGCTGGCCTCGACGCGGTCGCGGAGCTCGCCGACCCAGGCGGCGGCCCAAGAGCTCTCCATCGTGTGGTCGACCGAGATCTCGCGCCACAGGCGAGCTCCTCGAGGGATGGCCATCGCGGCGATCACGCGCGGGGCGGAGGCTTTCCTGGACCTGGCGGAGGGCCCGTCGAGGAGCTCGGCGCCCTCGGCCCATCCGAGAATGAAGTCAACGGTCGCCATTGGCCAGAGCCTCCCGCTCGCGCTCGAGCTCTTGCTGGGGGATCCCTCGGCGCCAGTCGTCGGCCAGGGCCGCGGCGTTGCGCTTGAAGGCGGCGATGATGATACTCCCGCGCTTCTCCATGGTTGGCTCTTGGACGTCGCGAAGGTAGGCGCGCGCGGCCTTGAGCCCCTCGCGTCCACCGTCCATGGCGTCGAAGGGGCGGATCCGCCAAAGGGCGCCGCCGGCGATCTCGGCGACCAGGTAGTCGTCCTCGTCGAAGTAACCGCGCGAGATCACGTGGCCGCGGACCCCTTGCTGGTCATTCCCGACCCAGCCGTAGAAGGCAACGAGTAGGACGACGAGCTCGTCGAAGCGGTAGACGAAAAGGCGCCCGGCCGACCCGTAGGAGATCCACTGGCCGGCGGCGTCCTGCTCCTCGACGGCGAAGCCATCCGGGGAGTTGGCCTCGAGCTCGGCCATCCTCTTCAGGAACTTCTCGATCCCTCCCGCGTAGTCGGCCATCTGGATGATCCTCCTCTTGCTTGCTTATTGTGGCCACGTGGCCCCTCTGGGGGGCAAGGGGACTTCATGAGGGGCTGACAGTCGATTTTTGGATCCCGCGGAGGATGACCGCGTCCTCCACCTTCCGGCCGTTAGCCAGGTGGGTGATCCCGTTCTTCCTGAAGGCTTCGATGATCCGAGCCCGCTCCGAGGTGTCGCCAGCGACGACGTACTCCAGTTGATCGAGGGGGAGGACGTCCTTGAAGATGATCTCGTTGTTGCTCGAGAGGCTGGTCTTCTTGATCTTCCTCAGGTCGTGGCTCATGTATCCGCGCCGCTCGTCGCCGTAGGACCTGCCGAAGTTGTCGCCGTTGACCCAGCTCGCGTCGAGGCGTCGCATGGTCCGCGGGTGGAAGTAGAGGCCGGCCTCGTTGGTGTATTGCCCGAACCTCCGAAGGCGTGCGAACACAAAAGACGCCCCGCCAGTCTCCATGTCCCTCTTCGGTGACATCCCGCCTCTGGGGTCAATGTGGAGCCAGACCTTGTGGGAATTGGAGGCGAGGCCTTGGTTGCCCTTGGCCAGGATGTCCACGAGCTCGTCGAGGGGCTTCGAGGTGCTCTCGTGGTAGACATAGCCCCCATCGAGGACGTCTACCGCTTCGGCGTCGGTGAAGTCGGCCCGATAGTAGAGCCGATGGCCGGCTGCGTCGTCTCCAGGGAGGATCCCCTTCGCGTGGACTCCCTGGGGGTTGTAGTCAGGTGAGGCCCGGAGGTCGATCTTGAGGTCCTTCTTGAGCTGGGCCGCCAGGGCGTCGTTGCGGGCCTTGCCGTTGGCCATCTTCGCGATCTCGAGGTAAGGGGCCTTTCGATCGATGTTCTTCTGGTAGGCGTGGCGCCACAGGTATAGGAACTCGACATAGTCGGGGTCGGCCAGATCCGTCTTCACGCCCAGGGCGCGGATCTCCTCGAGGGCTTCGTTGATCCTGGCCGGGGTGACCGCTCCGGGAATGCGGACCGTCGCGCGCCCTTGCAGGGCGTAGATTGGGGTCTCGTTGGCGACCGTCTTCCAGGGAACAAAAGTCACCTCGGCGCCGGAGGTTGTCTCGGCCACGATCTGAACCGGCGTTGTGTCGTAGAAGTCGGGGATAGCCTGGGTGAGGGTGCGCTCGCCGGCCTGCTCCTTGAGCTGGCCGGGAGATCCGTTGCGCCAGGTGAACTCGCGCCAGCGGGAGCTCTTGATCCTGGGGAGCGCCCCCGTCGGGGCCACGGGCTTGGGCGGTGGCGGTACAAACTTCTCGAGGAGCTTTTGCCCCCAGGC